GGTTGCATCATTTGAGAAGGAAGCATTGCAGATGTAGTTGATTGGCCGAACACCTGACTCTGAGCGCCATAAGAAGCAGTTGTCGCAGCGTCCATTGCCTCCTGCCTAGCAGCAGCTTGCTGTTCAGATAGTTGTCTTGTAAGCGCCTGGTACGCTGGAGAGTTAGGATCTAAACCACGCTCAACTAAGCTTTGCTGAAGCTGCTCATTTTCACGAGCAAATCTTTCTTGGTTCTTTCTTTCATAGCCACCATATATACGCTCAAACTCTCGTTGTCGCATTTGCTCAAAAGCTGGCTCATAGGCAGGAATATCAACATTTGGGTCAAAATCCCTAGCACCTTGAATACCCTCAGCTACTAAGGATGGGAGCCCCTGCTCAACTTGCTGTTGAGGCGTTGGAGGAGCCGGTGTAGTTGGGGCTGGCGCTACCTTTGGCGCAAATGGGTTTTGCTTGGCAGGGACAAATGGCTTGCTCTGATTAGGCAAACGCTTACCGTAGCCATCTACTCGATAGCCTTCCTTGTCTACCCATTGTCCCTTAAACTGCCAGTTCCCTCGCTTTGAGGTTGTTGGAGTCTTGGGGTCTTTTGCCATTGCTGTTCTAGCCATAGTTACACCTGTCCACCCATATCGTAACGTATTTCAAATCCAAGTATTTGCATGGTTGAGTTCTTTAGGGAACCGCCAAAACGTATGGCGGCACAATGCCCCTGCCCCTTAACCGCAAACCTATCAAACACATATTCAACCTCTGCCGACCACGGGCTACCCCAGGGACTACCCCAGGGAGTAAACACTCCGCTTGGAGTAGCAACAGCCGTTACAGTAGCTGATCGTTTGAAGTCCGTATCCAATCCAAGATTGAGCGACACTCCTCGCTTAACCTTTATAATTGGTCGAATGTCTTTGAACGCTTTGTAGTTAGCTCGGCTGCCATAAAAGCTAAAAGCAGTACGGCCACTGTAAGCTATAGCTTGGCTATCAGTTGAAGTAACAGCATCTGCCTGTCCAGTCTCCCCTTTCCAGAGTATGCCAGTAGTCGAAGCGTAATAAGGCTTTTTGTTAAACAGACAGCTAGAAAACATGTGCTCATCATTAAACAAATGGAACTGAGTCCAGCCTTTAGTATCAATGCTATACACCAAATAGCGACAAGCGTTATCTGCTACTGGAACACTAATATAAACCCGTCGTCCCTGCGGCCAAAAGAAGCCTGACCACTGATGGTCAAACGGAGCTATTGCCGCATACTCAGAAATAAAAGGGTTAATTTTGTAACTTACAATCTGAACCGCAGCTTCTGGATCGCTCATAAACAAACCAGAAATAGGCACAATGCCTTGCTCGGTAATTATCCATACATCATTATTGATACGAACAAACGCACGATAACCAAGCGGTTTGCCAATGTAATATCGAGCTACCAGTCCCCATGTAGTCGGGTCGCCAGCGTATGTTCCGTTATAAAAAACTATTTCACCTTCGCTGCTACAAGCCCAAAAATAGTCTTGGCTTGTCATACTGGTATTTGTAGAGAAACTACCAATGCCTACAAGAAACCCACCCTTAGTAAAAACATACTGAAAATCAAAGCTAGTTAGTGCGGGAGTTCCCGAAACGCCAGTAACTTGCAATCCACCATACCAAACTTTGGCTGTATTCTTTTCAACAAAGTATAAACGTTCTTTATGAGCGGTTACATTTATAAGATTGCTCAACGTAACGCCGGTAAACGTTATGTCTTGAACGTTGCCGGTGCCGGTATAAACTTTAGCGTCATCTACTCCGTTACAAAGGTAAAGATTATTGGCATAGGTAACGGTGTTAAATTGGCCATTAGTTACAGTAGTACTACCAGTAATATCGGTAGAAACACCGGCATCGGTAATCGTATAAATGGCAGAATTAGTTGTAGCTACAAGCTGAGAAGTGCCATCTTTTAAATCAAGCGAAGCCAATGAGACAATCGGCGTAGAAGTGCCAATGTCACTGAATTCTTCATAACCTAAACGAACAGTTGGAGCATTAGCGCCTGGGAACACGTTTACTAATTCTAAAGCAAACGTAGGCTCCATGTTGTCTATTGGACTTACCAAGTCCAAACCGCTGTAAGGCGGCGACATTGTAAATCCTTGAAATGCCATTATCTAAACCGTCGTTGAACTAATTCCAATGGTGAAAGTTTTCGCTGTTGAGGTTGTGGTTGATATTGAAATCCTCCCATAGGTTGAAGCATGTTTGGAGCTTGGCCAGGTGGATAGTTATACATAAGATTCTGTACCGGCATTTGCGTATCTAGATTTTGTACCGGCATTTGCGTATCTGAAGGTGCTGGCAAATATCCACTTTGCATATTAGGGGCCATATTAACTGGCTCATAATCCTGCGGAGTCGGCTGCGGCTGCGGTTGCTTCGGGAGAGCTTGTCCCTTAGAGCCTACAAGTTGTCCCTGTAAGTTTCGATATACTCCTGGGGAAAGACGCCTTAGTGGGCTTGCCTTGCGACGCTGGAGTCTTTCTTTCTCAGATTTAGGCAAAGCAATACTTATATTGCCTGGCTCTTTGCTCATTACTGTTTTTCTAGCCATACTAATCCTTCTTCAAAAACTGTTGCAAAGCGTCTCTAATTGATTTGCTCTTTTCTTTACCCTCTGGCGTTGATACTTGCGGCGTTTTAACAGGTGGACTTACTTGTCTTCCTTTTGGCATTTGCGGCAATTCCACTCCTGCTTCTTTAGCAAAGGTAGACTTCCCAAGCATGGCGTTGATATTAGCTAAAATATCATCCTGACTCTTAGCGTTGGAAGTTACTGCGTTTACAAGCATACCTGTGTATTGCTCAGGCTTTAACTTGCCGTCGGTATCTTGATAAATGTTGCGAATCATTGGGTCAATTTTATCAACCGCAAATTGAGCTAACGGATTAGAAAAATCTACATCCCAAGCGTTTCGTGTTTTCTTGCCGTCAATGTTTTCGCCAACGTTTTTGTATTTAGTCTTACCATCAAGACCAATGTTGAATTGAGAACCGTCAGCAAGAGTTACGTTGTAGCTGTCGTCAGCAACGCCTGTCTGTTTGAGCAAGCCACGGAAATCATCTCGCAATAGCTGTGCGTCAGATTTGCCAGTAGTCATCATCTTGCCAATGGAGCGTTTACCCATTAAGCGTAAAGCTGTGTTAGGTAAAAACCCTGTAGCTACGTTTACGCCTTGATTGATCCAATCTGAGCGATCTCCACGGCCACGAAGAATATCCTTCATGCCGCTTTCCCAAGCATTTGAAATAGTTCCCACAGCTAATGCCACTGGCCATGCTACTGAACCTACAGTACCTAATGTAGAACCAGTAGCAGCCGTTCCTGCGCCAGCAGTTCCAGCAGCTGTGCTTCCTGTACCAACTATCTTTGCACCAACAAGAGTTGGAGTTGCCACTGTTCCCGTTCCAGTTCCAACGCCTAATCCAAGTTGACCGGCAAGCCATGGAACGCCTTTTGTAGCCAAAAGAGTGCCACCAACTAATCCACCGGTTTGTGCTAATGCTTCTTGTTGTTGTTGATTAGCTAAATCTTTTTGCTGTTGCTCTGGAGACTTAGGAGCACCAAAACGATTCTGAACTTCTTGTACCGCTTGAAGCGGCGATAGCCCCTGAGTTTGAAGCCAAAGGTAATACGCTCTTGGGTCAGATTGTGTTAATGCTGGTGGTTGTTGTATTGCCATAATTAAATCCAAGTTCCAAATACCGCTACGCCATTTCTTGCAAACAATTCAGCACGATTAGCACTACCAGCGTATATAACTTTACCGGCAGCTGCTCGACTAAATTCCTCATGAAGCTGTATGTCAAATCGTGGCCGTATGCTGTCCAATCCATGAATCTCAGCAAATCGCTCTAGTATTCCCTGCTCAAGCAGCTTCTCGTTAAACAGGCTTATGTCTGTATCGGCCAAGAATTGATTATATGGCCCGTTGTAATAGTCCCATGTAACGCCACCATCTGATGCGCTACCGCTTGTATGCGTTGGTGGGGTAGCGCCTGTGGTGCCTCCGGCTGTGGTTTGATAGTAGTTGCCGTTATAGAAACAGTAGCTGTTAGCTGCAAATGACGTGCTGGTAGTCCACGTCTTCGGACGCACTGACCGATCCGCTACATACTCAAATATACAAACATCCCCGTTGTTTTGAGTTCCAGGTGTCGGACTAATAAATATCTCGTTATTAGACAAACCACGGATTTGATACCGCTGATAAACGGCTGTATTAAGACCAAAACCCCTAATCTCGGCAACTTCCTGCTCAGTCATTGGTCCCAAGATTCGCCAACGAGTAGAAGAGTTCCAAAAGGTTTCGTAATGATAGTGGGAAAAAGCCGCTGGCAAAGCGTATGTATCCACACCCGATGCCAGCGTGAAGCTACCTGAAGCGAAACACTTGGGCCAAAGATATGCTTCAAAGATGTCACGGTTAATACGATTGGCTATAGCAACCAACTGTTTAGTGGTTGTCTCAGTGGAAGTCAGGATATTTGATTCAACAGTGTATCCAGCTTCGTTTGCAACATTCGTAATAACCGTGGCTATCGTCATACTTTTCTCGGTCTACCTCGTGTTTTAGGAGATGAATCTACTTCATCCTGTGCCTCGATAATCCCTTCTTCAAGAGCTTCGTCAGGAACAGATCGGATCACCTCCTTTCTTGTTGCACGAAGATCAACACCTTCGTTAGCTTCTACACGTTGCATGAACACTTCTAGCTTATGCTCTAACGCAGAAGTTCTAGCTTGCTCACGCTCTAGTAACTGCTTCAGCTTAACAACCTCATTTTGGTCTGAGTTTGCAGCGTCTAACCAATCTTTTGCCAGTTTTACGAACTTAGACAAGGGTCCAAGTTTACGCTTAACCTCGTCAGTCGCATTAGCAAGCTGCTCTACCGTCTTAAAGCCAAGGTAGTTAAGCTCACGCATAGCGGAACCGGACATCATCGGCCATTCAGCCAATGGAGTCCCTTCCGTGACTGGCTCGCTTCCAGCCACAAAACGAGCGTAAAGTTCTGGGTAATCCTGAACATCCCGTGGCTCAATACGACGAACGGTTTCATCCATTCCTGGCCACTGGATAGAAATCGAAGGAATCTCATCAAAGATGGGGCGACCCTCTGCCAGAGACTTTTCCCTGTTTTCATTGTACGAATAAAAGAACTTTACGTTAGCGCCAGAATACCGCTTTTTTGGCTGCGAGTTTCCCGACATGATTGATTGCCAATCTATCTGAGCCATGCTTTCTCCTTAGTAATTACGCATAATTGCGTAAATACCTTATAGCACTAACCCTCAATGACTGTAACCGTGTTAATCGGCGAGCCACTTGTCTGATACGCCGTTATCGCTCCAGCAGGGATAAAGCCATTATCAAACCTTACAATGTTGCTCCCAGCTGTCGATGTAAGCACATAGC